CCTTTAATACTGTGCCTGTACACATTATTTGTTTATTGCTTGGACTATTATATGGAATATTATCGTTGTCAAAATCTGTTTGTTGCATTCTTACTGTAGCCATTGTAGACAACCAATAAATCTTATCTCCATTTTTATCTTTTGGCCAATATGTCTTTGCAATTTTAGATATAAATCCATCCTCGTCTTTCCACTTTATTGCATCAGGAATTGTTTTTACTGTATCACAGTTTAAATCTGCATTAACAATCAAATCCCAATGGCCATTTACCTTTTGTGCTTTGCTAATCAATGCATCAAATATCTCCTTTTTATATGACCATCCTGGAGCTGCCAATATCGTAGGAATCATATTATGTTCTTGATAAATTAAATCAACACAACTTAACCCTGTTCTTTTGCCTGTAGTATCATCCAGTTTGCCGATTATATCATTATCAGTAACCTTAGATATATCAATTTCATCATATGTTACTTCCAAAGGTGACGATAACGTTCCCTTTAAATCTGTTATTACAACATTTCCATTATCATCATATGCGACTTTATAATCAGTATTTAATACTTTATCAGCTATGGTTATCGTGCTCGCTATAGCCTTAGTAGAAACTGTTGCCACACCTTTCAAAAATGTTACACTCACACTTTTATCAGCTGTATGTTTGCTTGGATCAAGCACATTTATTAACACTATCGGTCCGATACTTCCTATTGTATTTTTAAAATGTGCGTATATTGCTTCACAAAGTGTAAATGTACCCCAATCATCACTATATCCCACTGCTGACTGAGCTTCCTCAAAGCTGCTAACTAAAACAGGTCTATTTATTACATCATCATAATTGCTGTTGCTTAAATGTATAGGTGCAGTACCAATATAAACTGGTAGCGTTGCGACACCGTTTGGTGGCAATGTATCTGTTGATGGTACTATTTGACCTATGGCACCATGTTTATATGCCATGTTATCATCTCCTCTATAAAATATTTGTCAATACTGCTTCTATCTTCGGATAGTTGGCTTTAAAAGACATCCAGCCATACCAATAGGGATATGGCTGTTCTTCGTACATACCCCATCTGATTGGCTTACTTACAGTTGTTCTGCCTTCAATTATAGGATTGCTAAAAAGATTTATTTTTGTTCTTTCTATAAGATTGAGTAAATCTCTGTAGCCTTCAAAATCGGGTGCCCATTTACCTTCTTTATGAGTTCCAGGACCATATACAGCAAATGTAAGTCTAATATTTATACTTGCTTCATCATTATTGTCCTCGCCTTCATCAATACCAACAAGAATTGCTGGTATTGTGGTGTATCCTTTAGGCAAATAACTGCTAGGTGGCAAATAACCAATTGCTACTATTGGATTTACAAGTTCTATCTCTTCCGATTCTTTTTCCCTTGCCTTTTGCAGCTTTATATGGCTTGCTACTTCTTTTTCAAGTCTAGATTTTAAAACATCAAGTATATAATTAGTTGTCAAACCTTTCACCTCACCTGTTAAACCTTTGGGCCATTTTATTCATTCTGTAGTCTATTTCATGAGTTAATCTTTCTTCTAGCTTTTTTTCTGCTTCCTTTTTTATTTTTGGGTAAACCTTACTATTTTCAATCATCTGTGGAACTGAAACGGTTCTTACAACAGCAATTGGAAATCTTGCCTTTCCTAATCTCTTAAAAACATTGGTAGCTCCATTAATAGTTTGAACAAATCCGTTAATTTTTTTTGCTCCCACCTGTTTTTTTATTTTTACAGTGACAACTTTTCTATCAGCGACTTTAACCCCTTTAATTTTAGGCGGTCGCTTAGGTGTAAATTTAAAGTGTGCTAAAGAAAGCGGCTTTCCTTCCGACTTAATATATGCTGTTGTATCAGCCAGGCTTGCTTTTTTCTGGTCTAAGCTTTTCTTTACATCCATAGGTTTTATTTCATATTCTGAAACTACTGCTTTTGAAATCTCTTTTTTTACATGTGTAATAGTGCGATTAAGAGCTGCTACTGTCGCCTTTGTCATTTCACCTTCAAGCTTCCCAAATTGCTTAGAAAACTTTTGTACTGATGTAGTATCAATGCTTAAGACATCCAAGTCTATCACGCTCCATACTTTAATATTATTTCATATATTCCTGAATCCTGTCGTATATCAAATATTAAGCAGGGAATACCCTCAAAACTTTGTGGCTCATCGGTTTTTAAGTTTCCCCTATAATCTTCTGCTTTTACAAAATATAAAATGTTTCCTACCGAAATTCCATCATACTCAACTTTTGTTCTGTGCTGCAGCCTGTCCTCGTCTACTATAACATTTGTGTCACTACCATCTATGTTATATGCATCTGAGAATTCATCAGAATTAAAAAAAGTGCTTAAATCGTTATGAATAATATCCTTAAACATAACTATTTAGCACCTTTCTTGCCTGTTTCCTGAAAATCTTCTATTTCTGTTGCTTCTTTTTCTTCTATTGGCTTTGCATAACCTAAATCAACAAGCCTTTTTTCATCTGCTTCTGACATTTTAAGTCTTGCCCCTGTTTCTTTAAGTTCTCCATTTACATTTACTTTGCCTGAAATAACTTCTATTGCCATTAATATCCCTCCTTATAATACTGTTGCGACATACCAAGAATCAACTTCCTGTGGTGTAGTCAGTGGCCTGCTATGCATTGCAAGATATCTTGCCGCTGGGTCTTTTTCAATCCATGTATCAGCTGCTTTATCAGCTAATATAGATCTAAACGCAGTAGGTGAGTTTTCATCAGCTATAGTTATTTCACCGTAATAAATAGCAGCTTTTGCATTATTTGAACCAAGTAAACATGTACCATTCGGAACGATTGAATTTTCAACGGGATTTGCCGGGTCTGTCCAATCGTCAATATACCATTCGTTATAAATGTAGATTGGCATATTGTATTTTAATATCATACCGCCATATATAACATTTTCTGATAATTGCTGAGGTTTAATTGTTGCAATTTCTAAATTTCCACTATACTGATTTAAATATCCTTGGTCCTTAATTCTCTTCATGAATGCATTGTGAGTATCAGCGGACATTAAGCATACATTTGGTGTGTGATAACCATTTTTTTGACATATTTGAACCCAACGGTCTATATCTGCCAGTGGATCTGATGTAGCTGCACTCCATAGTGTAGCACCTGTAAGAGCTTCTTTATTTGTAAATCCAAAATCAATTGTGTAATTTACGCCCTCACCTATTACAGGAATTTTCCCTGTAAGCATAGCCTGTGAGCACATCCATTCTTCTCTTCTTATCATGCTGTCATTAAATTCTGCTAATTTATCAGTCAACAATGCAACTGCTCTTTCTTCCCTAGAATAACCACCATATAGATTTTCACCTGGCAATCTAACCGAAAGATTCTCAACTGTAGTTACATCCTTTGGTTTCAAAAGTGGAGTTTCAAAGGTATTGGTTTTGTACCCAATCTTTTCAACTACTTTTGCTGCTGATTTAGGATTTACAAATGGTGCAATTCTTCTTTTCCCTTTATAAAAATCAACATCAATCTTTGTACCTGTTACCGGAACACGTCTTTTGAAAAATGTATCTCTAAAAAAGCCACCTGTTACAGGCATTAACTTAACTATTCCGTCTAATATTCTTGGATCATAAACACTTATTGGCATGTACTTTTCCTCCCTTTATTATTATTTTTGTGCCTTAACTGTATAGATTGATTTTTCAGCAAGTACATCATGGTTATCATCAAATGTTGATGCGCCTCCAAAACGCATTGCATTAGCATTAAATTGTCCTGTCTTATATCCAATACTTGCTGTAGTAGTTGAAGCATCAGTTGTAATATTCTCTGAAGCAATAACCACTACATCAGTAGCTGCAATAACAGCTGTTGATTTTTGAAATTTACCTGATACCTTTTTAAGAATATCTCCTCTTAGTACTGTCTGTGAAACATCAACAACAATTGGCTCCGTTACTATATCAACATCGCCAGCGATAAGATTGTCATAACCAATGGAATCTAATTGTGCCATACTATTTACCTCCTAACGTTTTTTTAGCAGCATTTTGTACAAAATTTAAAATTCCAGTTACTTCATCTACTTGATTATTGTCAGATGTAGTACCTGGAACTTGATTTGCACTTCCAGCATCAATTTGTGCCTGTGCCACATAAGAATTGTTTATCATTTTGCCTTCTTGCATTGCTTTAAATAGCACGCTTTCTGCTGTTGCTCCATCTTTGTACTTTTCTTCGTTTAGTAATGCTGCATCTACCTTGCCATTAAGCATGTCAAAAGTTTTAAGTCTTTCTCTTTCAGCTTTTATGCCCTCTAGATTTGCTGCATTATGTACTTCCTTATGTATTTCTGGAAGCTGTGTCTTGAATTCTTCAACATTTTTTATTTCCATTTCTCCTGATCCCTCCCCTTTATTATTTTTTATATTATCAGAATTAGATGTTTGAGAATCTAATTCGAATAATCTATTAACAGAATCATTTATACAATTTTGTATTGATAATCTATTAAATGCGAAATTCATTACTTTTTGGGTCTCTGTATTTTCTTGATACAATACACCATCTGCAAATCCTTCTTTTACTGCTGTATTAGCGCTCATATAACTTTCATCGTCCATCATTGAGGCTATTTTATCTTCTGATAATCCTGTTTTAGACTTGTAAGCATTTACTATTGTTTCTTTAACAGTATCAAGTACATCAGCAGCTTTTCTCATATCACTTGCATAGCCTTGTATTGCGCTTAACGGATTATGAATCATCATGATCGAAACTGGTGACATTAAAATTTCATCACCTGCCATAGCTATAACGCTCGCTGCACTCATGGCTTTACCATCAATTTTAGTAGTAACTTTGCCATCATGCTCTTTTAATGCATTATAAATACCTGCTGCCGCAAATACATCTCCACCATAACTATCAATCCAAACAGTTATATCTTGACCTTTATATTTGCTTAATTCGTTTCTGAATGCATTAGGTGAAGCTACTGGAATGCCAAACCATTCATATATCCATGCATCGTCGCTGCTTACAATGTCACCTTCAATTCTTAATTCTACACTTGCAGGTTCAGTGTCTGTTGCTTTGTTTCTAGTAAAATTCCAAAACTTAGCCATCTTTATTTTCACCTCCCTTCATTTGATCTGTTTGTATCTGTTCATCTGCCAAAAATCCTGCTTCTCTCATCATCTTTTGTTCTCTCTTAGCCTGTTGTATATTTTTATCAAAGTTACCACCATTAATCTCCATAGTTTCCTGTTCTCTAGTAGAAATACAGTTTTGTATTCGTTTTTCTGCTGCGTTTATTTCTTTTAATGGGTCTAGTTGCCCTGGAGCAGGGCCATTCCATTCAGCACCGCACCATGCTTTTCGTATTATAGGATCATCAAAAAAGCCTGATGCCTTAATTCTTCCCATTGATACTGCTTGTGATAGCCATTCTTCATATATTGGCTGACAGAAATCATTCGACATCCATTCCCTGCGCATTCTAAACATTTTCCAAGCCTCTAATAATGCTGCCCTTGCTGCAGAATAACTTGACTGAAATGACTTCTGTAATAATTCCTGTGGTATTTCTAAAGCAGCCCCAATATATCTACACAAAGAATTAACAAATCCGTCAAATGCAGTGTTAGGTCTTCCTGGATTAGCAATTTCAACATCTTCATCAGGTTGCAGCACATTAATTGCTCCTGGTGCAAGTTCATAATTAACTTCTGTATTATTTCCAGGCACTTGATCTTCTTCTGGTATCATTTGACCAAAAGGTACTTCTGATGTTGGTCCTTTACTTTTTATAAATACAGTAAACATCCCAGTTATTACTGCCGCCATCAGTTCAGCTTCAGTATATCTTGTGAGTTGCTTCAATGGTTCTATTACAGCAGCCAAAAAAGGAACACCCCTTCGTTGCTCAGGACGTTCCGATTCCATTAAGTGCAATATATTTCTTCTACCTGTTAACTTTCCAAACGCTTCAACTCTTGTCCATGCCATTGGAGCAGTATCATTCATAATATAAAAGCTTTGAGGATATCTATTTGAAACGTGATACGCTGCAACAGCACCGCTTGAGTCTATTTCTACTCCTGATATTATTCTATTGCCATTGTCAGCTGTAGCTTCAATTGCGAAAATACCATTACTTACAATATTATTTAATGTATTTGGAGTACTAATTCTATCTGCTTCAATTATATGTATTCTTAGACCATATGGCATATATGGTAATTGCTTATCTTGCTTTAATAATGCAAATGTATCTCCTGATTGCAACCATGATAATTGAGCCAACTGTTGTAATTCATAAAAATTGTTTAGCTTGCATGAGTCACAATGCAAAGATTCAGCCCATAATGCGAACTCCCTTTCAACATTTTGTTCCCATTCGTCGGCCTCATCTTCAGATAATTTTAAAAATTTATAATCTATACGAGATTTAAGCTTTAAACCGCTGCCAATTACATTAGTTCTAGTTGTCTGTATTGCTGATCTGCCTAAAGGAGAGTTATATAGATCTCTGCATCTATTTCTTAGAACAAAAAGGTTTAAGTCAATATCTTCTTCTGGGCTGCTGCTTAAAGAATTCCATCCTTTTAAAGCTTTCTTTTGTGTACTTGCTCCACTCTCTGAATAGCCTGTATTCATAAATTTCCTAACAACTTGTGTTTGTGCCCTAGCTACTTCACGTTTTAGCCCCGCAACAGGATTAAAAGTGCTTATAACTTTATCTATAACATTCAAAGTGAATCAACTCCTTTTATAAATCTCTTGGAATTACTCCAAAGACCCTATTTCTGCCTTTGCCGAGCTGCTTGCTCTGTTCATTTGCAATCTCTTTTTCTAAATATTGAATCATATCTGCAATTTCTTTCAAATCTGCACGTCTTAATAATCTGGTACCTATTCTATATTCTTGTGCACTGCCTAATATTGAACTTTCAGCATTTGTATACTCTTCATATCTTTTATTTAACAAATCTAATCTATTTTCCACTGCCAACACCACTTTTCTATAAAAATTAATACTCAATTCCCTTTTTTACTACACCATACCGTCTTTTTTGCTGTACTGCGGATACTGCTCTAGCATTTTGGGCTTCTAATCTGCTATTTTTTTGTTCCTTTTCAAGCAGTTCTAAGTTTGGATTCAATATTTCCAACGCTGCTGTCGCATAATTTCGTAAGTCTAATGGTTCATTTCTTGTCCCTGACTTCTTTACCCATTCAATTTTTGGTTTACCTTTAAAGTATCTTACTACTCTTTTTTCACTTGTTAGACCTTTAAAATATGACTCATCATATCCTCTACCATCTTCAATAGGGAAATGACAATATCCCTCTCCTTCAAAATTTTTTTTCAATCTTGAAAGTAATAATTCTTTTCCTTGGTCAACACCTATGATAAATAGCGTGGCTTTTTCTCTATTAGTTCTTGATACATTTCCAACAAAAGGGACTCCATCACCGCCCTTACCTTTAATAGCAAATATTCTTCTGTGTTCTCTTATTTTGCAGAACTTATATACTTCACTTGTATGATGCCCACCACTATCAATACATGTACATGATATTGTCAAACCATCATTGTTTTCATATTTCCATGCTCTACTTAAGTATTCATCTACTTGATCCCACACAGTATTTTCTGCTGGGTCACCATAAAATACTTTCTTTTCAACTCCCCACGACTCCTTACCGACACCCCATCCAACTACTTCTACTTCAAGTCTATCATCTTGGGTATCTACTCCTGCAGTTAATACAACAACTTTATATGGTAATTGGCAGTTATATCTTTCTCTCCTTTTAAGTAATGTTTCCTCATCTGCTCTTTCGCCCTGTTCCTCCCAGCTTTCACCGAGAGAAGTATTAACCCAAACTTTTAACTTTTCAGTATCATTCTTTGCTTTTTTGAAATCTTCAATTATTTCTTTCCAATGCTTCCATGGTGATGATAATTCATTGATGTGAAATCCTCTTTTGTTTCTGTGCTTTTCTCTAGCTCTCCATTCGCCTTTCCCAGCTTTCCATTCAGTTTCTGTAGATTTTTCTTGGCAGTATAAACATTCCATGCTTGCATCATCAAATCTAATTTGACCCCATGTTAAAGGCTGATATTTACTGCAGTATGGGCATGGCAAACACCACTGCTCCATTGTTGAATCTTCATATTCATCTTCTATTTTTGAAATTCCTTTTAGTGTTGGAGTTGATACATATACCTTCTTTTTATTCCAGAAGGTTGTTGTACGTTTATTTGCTAAATCAATAGGGTCTCCTTCAGTACCAGCAGATACTGGATATCTATCAACCTCATCACATAGCAATATCCTTATAGGTCTACTTGCCAGTGATGCTGCCGAATTAGCACCAGCCAGTGTTATATGTCCCCCTGGAAAAATTTTATGTAACAATGTATTACCACTGTTTCGCGATTTGACATCGCCAATCTTATCTTTTAATACTGTTGTATCTCTAATCATTGGTGCTAATCTGTCTTTAGAAAAAGCTTCAGCCATTTCTAAAGTTGGTTGAAGCAATAACATTGGTGCTGGATCATAATCTATAAAATATCCAATTATATTTAAAAGCAGTTCTGTTTTACCTACTTGGCTTGAAGACATAACTACAACTGTTTCAATTGCGGAATCATTTATTGCATCCATTATCTCTTTTTGATATGGTGCTCTTGATGTTTGCCATCGTCCAGGTTCTGCTGATGCTTCTGATGATAACTTTCTATAGCTATCTGCCCATTCGCTTACAGTTAATTTAGGAGGCGGTGCTAAAATTACTGCTATCTTTTTAAATAGCTTAATAGTTCTATTCTGTATTTTTTGTTTTTCTTCCTTCGCCACTATCACCATCCCCCAATAGTTCATCATCATCTAATTCAATATATTTTTCGCTATAAAATTCTGTTGGATCATAAGATGATAATTCTTGTAATACTTCAAAAATATTATTTCGCAATACATCTTGAATTTCTGATGCATCACTTTCCCTAGCAAGAGTAGGTGCTATTTTAGCTGGCAATGCAATAAGTTTTGCTTTAAAATTAGCAAGCATGTCGCTCATCACACGCTCAACGTCACTTGAAAAATGCATTTCTCCTCTCATTGCTGCAATTTCAAGGTCAAGTTTCTCTCTTTGCCTTCTAGTTAGCAATGCTTTTTCTTTATCTGGATCTAATTCTTTATCATTGTCACTATTTTTTTCTTTTAAATCCTGACTGGCTTTTAAATAAACAATATAGCTTTTTATATTTTCCTGAAGGTTGTATCTGCCTCGGTTTAATTTTTTTATAACTCCTTCTTCGGCCAGCATTCTTATTCTTC